TAGGGTATAGCGGCCATATAAGCCAGTAATATGTGATATGGAGAGGCTATGCCTGGTACTGCTGTCGTGTCTGTACCTGCGGCTGTAAATAGACTGGCAGTTCGTTTGAACTGCACTTTAATCCCAGCAGTAACAGTTACATCGGCTGCGGCTGGAGCTGGATATAGTCTGATGGTGTCGCCTACCTTGTCGTAGTATTGTGGTAGTCCATCGTTCTCTAAATGGTCTTCTAACGGGTAAGTAACCTGTGATTGGTCTATCGGCTGTATAAGGTAGTAGTTTTCGTTAGAGTCCAGTATCTTAATGTTCTCAATCTGCAGGTATTCAGCAGCAAACGAATAAGACGATTGACCCGCTACCAAATCACCTGTGCCGACTGGTAGGTCGCTTCTGTTGGTATCATCCCACTGCCAGACACCATCGGCATTTATAATTTTAGATATTAAAGTTTCAAGGGCGGTATTAATCCGTCTTGTTTTGCTTTTTAAAGGATATGTAGTTGCACTTGTATCGCACAAAGCATCTACTTCTTGAACTATGCCCGATAAATTAGTTGCGTCTGAAAATTGCATAAGTTTTTTTTAATAAGTATATTTTCCAATATGACCCATCTTAATTGTTGGGTCACACCATATATCATAGCCAGCTTTTCTGGCCTTAGTACAGAAGTAAAAGTCTTCACCCTCTTTAATCATTCCTGTTTCAAATATTTCCCAATCAAACCAGGGGCGTTCTAACTCGTGGAATAACTTTGTTTTAATAAGTACCGCACCAAAACCTATCCCTCTGCATTTAAATAATTCTTTTGGTAAATCTTCCTCTTTGGTATTACGACCTTCTTCTCCGAATAATCCAACCATATAAAGGGTGCAAAGCATTCTGGGATGGTAATTAACTCCGACTATCTCCTTGTCGTGCTTTAAAAGTCTAATAAGCAAATCTCTCGGAAACATCATATCATCATCAATCATTAAAATATGAGTGCAATTATTCTGGCAAGCCTTGGCCGCTAATGAGTTCCTATTTTCTGCTATTGTATAGCCCTCTGTGGCTACTTCAAAATGAAACTCGCAGCCATAGTCATAAGCCTTTATCATATTTAACAATGATAGAACCATTTGCTGCTCAAATCCTCTATTACTTAGTAACCCGATACATATTTTCATAATTGCATTCTTAAATTAGGATATTTCTTCCTAAATTTTATTAGATTGTTATCAAATGATATTTTACTTTCCTTTTTAAGCGTTCCATAAGTTGTCATCCCACCGTGATGGAATACATCTATATCTGCTATCGCACTCTTCAATCTGCTATTGTGGAATCTTATACCATAATCAACATCTTCAAAAAAACAAGGAGAAAACTGCTCATCAAAATATCCAACCTTATTAATACATTTTATATCTAGTATAAAGAACCAACCCGATATTACTGTATGCTGTATATCTGATTTAACAGTTACCAAGTGAGCATTGCTAAACAAATCTCTGCATTTGCTCCACCAGTTCATTGGTAATTCTATATCATCATTTAATACGGCAAAGTGAGTGCAATCGTTAGCCATAGCCATTCTTATGCCATCATTCCAAGACTTGGCCACTCCTTCGTTCTTTTCGTGGAATATAGTTCTAAAGTCTTGTTCTCTCAGCCATTTTCTAGTCTTCTCTTTTTGTCCGTCTTCAATAACAAATATCTCATATTCTCCATCGGTATAACTATATATATTTTCTATTAATACCTTTAATGTATCTAGCGAATCGTAAGTCGGTATTATTATTCCTAGTTTCATATCCATATCCCTGCCCACTGCGTTAGCGAGCAGAGTATAGAAACGATTTAAGCAACAAGTACATCAAAAATCAGCCCCACGTGAGCTGTTGGTACATTCAAGCCGTAATCAACACGAGAAATAATCCCGATGCCCGATTGTAGGGCTGGGTCTTGAGTTACTACGATTTGTCCGTAAGTTTTTGTCAGAATACCAATTTGCTGGATTCTCTTGACTCCTGCCATAAGATGACCTGATTCGTGAGAGTTAGACACATAATGGTCTACACCCATAAAATGATAACCTGATTTGATGCCATTCTTTAAAGCCTTGTCAGCCAGATTGAAACCATTGGCCTGTGCAAACTGTTCAAGAATTTCAAGGTCGGCATAACGCCAAATAATGAAAATACCTTGTCTGTCTGCAAGTTTTTGTCCATTAGCTTCACCAATCTCACGCTTGATGCCCCTAATCATATCATCAATGTTAGTTGCGGAAACTGTAATGTTTCCAGCACTTCCACCAATGGCATCATTACCAAAGTTAGTCCAAGCAGCATTATTGGCTAATATAGCTGATTCTACCCATTCGTTGATAACATCACCCTGCCTTCCAGCAATTTCCATTTGACTAGCCAACGTACATTGAGCCAGGTCAGCTCTGTCAATAAAGACAGGAACTGGCTTGTATGTGCTGATAATCAACTGGTCATTAATTAGAGTGAAGTCGGAAAATCCGTATGCCGAACCACGAGTACCAGTTTGAATAACAAACTCTGTACTCATATATGGCATATTGAATGCGTATGTGTCACTATATTTGACCTGACAAACTTCTTTCCAGTTTATCGGCTTATCTAATCGTTCTTGTAGCTTGGTCGCCCATTCTTGAGGATATACACCCCCTACGTTTGGGTCTGACCCAGCTGTCGTTAAAGTATTAGACACAAGTTACATAAGACTTTGGCTATTGCTGCGGAAGTTGAGATATAACTGATTGAGGTGCAAACTTATTCCCCCTTTCTTCTCCCTTAATTCTGGCATTTAGGACATCTCTGCGAAGTTGAATATCACTTTCAGGTGGTAAACCTCCTTTGGCAAGCCAGTATTCTACACTTGCTTTACCAGATGTCGGGGTTCTTTTACTGCCAGATGGGGTAGCGTCTTTAACCGCTGCCGCCTCTTTCATTGTTTTAAGTTTACTTTGAACGTAGTCATCAGATAATGTATCTTTTAGGTTTTCGCCAGTTTTATCCATCATACTTTTAACAAAGTTCATCTCATCATCAGTCTTTACTCCTCTGCCTTCCATAAACGCAATATCGCCCGTATTAAAGTCTTCGTTAGGTTTATTAACTTTGCCTTCTGGCACTTTCTTTTTAACAGGTTTAAACGTTTTCGGGTCTAATATACCTTCGTCTACAAGCATCTGCCTGTATTCCTTTTTCCTACCAACTGTTTTAGAAAGTTCTTTGTGGTTATCGAATTGTTCGTTTACTAACTTATTGACTAGGTCACCTTGAGTTTCGTCATCAAGTCCAAACTTTTCGATTACCTTAGCCCTTACTTCTTCTGAAGTGGGTTTGTTGTCTTCTGACATATAATCGGTGCTATTAGTTTGACTCCTGTCTTGCTAATAGCTAATTTTTAATTATTATTTATCCTGCACAAAGAGCTTGTCCTGCCGATAGAAAACCACTAGCTAATGGATACCAATTAGTACCGTCAGATATTATTTCTACAAAATCTCCAAGGTTCTCTGTGGCAAATCCTATCTTAATGTAGTCGGCATCATCACAGTCTGACACAACGCCAGCTACCATTAAAGTGCCTTCTATGTCATCACCAGCGGCAGACCATATAGTAGTGGTAGCAGCTCTTAAAGAACCCGTTACAATAAATCTATATGTTACTCCATCTGCACCTGCAACTGCTGGCAATACAAATTCAGAGCCAGTAGATGAGGCAATCAAATAAGTAGTACCGCTATCTCCCAATGATAATGTGGTTGTGCTAAAGGTTTCCGCATATCCAGGAGCTACTACAGTAGTCTTCTCTAAGTTGGTTACAGTTCCGTAAACAGTAACATCCATATAAACCTCTGGGCCAGGAAATGCACCAAAACTAACTTCACTTTCAGTCAATAATTCTTTTAGTTCATCTACAGAAATTGTTAAGGCAGATGCAATACCAACTGAAATTACCAGTGTTAAGGCTACTGTAATAAAAACTTTAAATTTTTTCATAATGTTTTTTTATTATTTAGCCCGTACAAGTAAGCTTAGCTGATGTTAAGACACCACTCGCTAATGGAAACCAATTTGTTCCATCAGACATAATCTCAAAGAAATCACCAAGGTTCTCGCCGTCTACTACAAAGTTAAGTGCGTCAGCGTCATCACAATCAACTACTGCTCCAGCGACTATTATACTTCCTTCAATGTTATCGCCCTCGGCTGAGTTGATAATGAAATTGCCATCAGTAGCAGCACCAATTACAATGAATCTTAATTTAACCCCGTCAGAAGAAGCAACCGCAGGTAATGTTATAGTAGTTCCACTTCCCGATAAGGTATAAGATGTTCCGCTATCAACTATTCTAAGCGTAGTGGTTGAATAAATTGATGTTGGTGTAATAGCAGTAGTCTTGTTCTTGGATGTTAAGGTACCATATACAGTAACATCCATATATACTTCTGGCCCCGGGAAAGCACCAAAGGTTACTTCACTTACTAGCTCTTTAACCTCGTCAACAGACATTGTTACTGCCATAGCCACACTAGCGGACAAAACCAAAGTAATAGCTATGGTAATAAAGATTTTAAATCTTTTCATATTTCTTAGTTTCTTTATGTTTTTTAGTTTTGTCATCTGTGGCTACGACTTTTATTTTTTTAGCCTTTTTGACCTTTTCTTCTTGTTCTTCGGCTTCTCTTAGTTGTTTATCTTTAAGAGAATCCATTTTTTTGTCTAATAGCATTTTTGTATTATTAATATTTAAACTTATTTCCAAAGAACTGTAAAATCACCAGCACTTGTAAATCCATCAGTGCTTACCATTACCAGACCTTGAACAAAAC